ATGGGTGCAGCACGCGCACGCACTGCAAAAATTTGCTAAAAAATGACCACTTCGGGCGTAGCCAACTTTGACCTGCAATTTGATGACTTAATTGCCGAGGCGTACGAACGCTGCGGCATAGAGGTCAGGGCAGGCTACGACATGAAGACCGCTTTGCGGTCTTTAAACCTGATTTTTGCTGAGTGGGCCAACCGAGGGCTTAATCTGTGGACGATTGAGCAGCGGACCGTGACCCTTGTGGCTGGGACAAACAACTACAACCTTCCCGATGACACCGTAAATGCCCTGTCAGCGGTCATTCGTACGGGAAGTGGATCCACGCAGCAAGACATCACGATTGATCGCATCAGCCGCGCTGAATACCTGCACATTCCCAACAAGAACACTCAGTCCCGGCCCGCCCAGTACTATGTACAGCGCTCTGTACCTACAACTTTGTACCTGTACCCTGCTCCCGATAGTACGACTACCTACACCTTTGTGTATTACGCTGTTCGCCGGATCGACAATGCAGGCACTTACATCAATACGGCAGACATTGTTTTCCGTTTCCTCCCCGCTTTGGTTGCAGCGCTGGCGTACTACCTTGCTTTGAAGCGTGCACCTGAGCGCGTGCAGATGCTCAAGCAGTATTACGAAGAAGAGTTTGCCCGGGCTGCCATGGAGGACAGAGACACCGCCAGTGTGTTTTTGATACCTACTTTCACAGGTAGATAGCCATGTCAGGCTTCGCTTCTGGTAAGTTTGCGATTGCCCTCTGTGATCAGTGTGGGCAAAGGTACAAGCTGCTTGAGTTGATCCGAGATTGGAAAGGCTTTAAGGTCTGCGAAGAGTGTTACGAGCCTAAGCATCCGCAGTTGGAGCCCAAGCGCACAATTACAGAGCCGCAAGCCCTGTATCAACCCCGCCCAGAGTCTAAATTGCTTGTTACAATCTTTGTAGGGTTTACGGCGGATACTTCCTTCTCAAGTGTAGGTATGACTCCTATGCCTTATGCCAAACCGTTGGATGCAGCAGGACTTATGGGGCAAGTTGGGACACGAATAACATGACCTACACAGAACTTTGCGCAGCAATTGCTGACTACACCCAGAATACGTTCACGGCAACGGAACTTTCTACGTTTACGAAGCAGGCAGAGCAGCGAATCTACAACACGGTGCAGCTTGCCAACTTGCGCAAGAACATGACGGGCACTGTTACGGCAAACAACAAGTATTTGTCGGCCCCAGATGACTTTTTGTCGGTCTATTCCCTTGCAATTTTCCCGTACGGGGGCGGCGATTACACCTACCTGTTGGATAAGGATGTCAACTTCATCCGGGAAGTCTACCCTTCGTCCACTACCACGGGCACGCCCAAGTATTACGCCATTTTTGGACCACAGTCGAGCAATGTAACGGAGCTTTCCTTCATCCTCGGACCAACGCCAAGCACCACGTTCAGCGTGGAGTTGCATTACTACTACTACCCCGAGTCTATCGTCACTGCTGGTACATCGTGGCTGGGCGATAACTTTGATTCGACCCTTCTTTATGGCTCCTTGGTCGAGGCATACACCTTTATGAAGGGTGAGCAAGACTTGATGGGCGTTTACGATGCCAAGTACAAGGAAGCTTTATTGCTACTGAAGAACTTGGGCGATGGCAAGCAGCGGATGGACACGTACCGCGATGGCCAAGTCAAGAATAAGGTGGCCTGAGCATGATTACCGCAGGCCTTACCAATAGCTTCAAGTACCAACTGTTGTTGGGGCAGCATGATTTTTCCGTGGACACGATCAAGATTGCTTTGTACACAGTAAGCGCTGATATGGGCCCCACCACCACGGTCTATACGACCACCAATGAAGTGACGGGTACTGGGTATACCGCTGGTGGTGTGACGGCCACCAATGTAACGGTAACCTTGAGCAATGGCGTGGCGTTTGTGGACTTTGATGACCCAACGTGGGCTGGAGCCACCTTTACTGCGCAGGGGGCCCTGATTTACAATGTTTCCAAATCCAATAAATCGGTGGGATTGCTTAATTTTGGTCAAGCTCAGGTAATGATAAACCAAGGTTTTCAGATCTTGATGCCTTCCAACTCCTCCGATTTGGCACTTATACGTATCATCTAAGGAATTCAAGTGGCACTTGTAACTACCACCAAAGGCGACATGGATGATTCCTTGCTTGAAAAGCGGGAAGGCACAGTCGATAATGAGAATGAACTGACAACGTGGGTTGAGTACTGGCTGGATGGCGAGTTGGTTCACCGATCAGCGCACGTTACGCTGAAGAAAATGCCTACCTTTGCAGGTGGCGAAGCTGCTTCTTTTTAAGGAAATATTATGAGCAACACGCAATCAATGGTCACTTCGTTCCTTGGGGAACTGATGCTAGGTCAACACCAGCTTGGCACTTCTACTATCGTTTCTCGCGGGAGCCTAACCTCACCTACTACGGACACAGTTAAGGCGGCGTTGTACTTGGCTTCTGCTACGGTCAATGCTTCCACTACAGCGTATTCTGCTACTGGTGAAGTTTCCGGCACAGGCTACACAGCGGGCGGGGTGACGGTAACGAATGCAACGGCTCCAACTTCTACCAACTCGTCTTCAACGGCGGGCGTAGGGTACTGGACACCTTCTGCTTCTATTACTTACACAACCGTAACGCTGTCTACTGCGTTTGATTGTGTCTTGATCTATAACTCGACGCAGAGTAATAAGGCAATCAGTGTCCACACCTTTGGTTCCCAGACTATTACTGCCGGAACCTTTACCTTGACCATGCCTTCCAACACGACTACGACTGCTCTGTTGCGCTTGGCTACAACCTAAAGGTAGGTCATGGCTGGATGGGGCGTTGGCGCTTGGGGCTACGGCACTTGGGGCAACGGCGAAACCATCCTCACTGGGGATGAGGCAACCGGCTCCCCCGGTTCAGTCACGCCTAGCAGGACAGTAGCTCTAAGCGGAGTATCCGCAGCAGGCGCAGTAGGAACAGTAAGCCCAGTCATAACGGTAGCCCTGACCGGAGTATCGGCAGCAGGCGCGGTTGGCACAGTCTCCAGAGGAAACACATCCCTTGCTTTAACTGGGGTAGCGGCTTCAGGTGCGGTTGGCACGGTTGTTCCAAGTACCTCAGAGAGTGAGGATGGGGATGTTGCAGCAGGTCTAGTAGGTACGGTCACCCCAAGTTTGACGGTTGCGCTTACAGGCGTGTCAGCTTCTGGGGCAGTTGGGACTGTAGTACAGAGTAAAGCGGTAACGCTTACAGGAGTTTCAGCCGCAGGTGCGGTAGGTAACGTAGCTCTTGGTACTCGCTCACTTGCATTGACAGGTGATGCTGCTGCGGGATTGGTGGGGACAGTATCCCCAGATAGAGATAAAGCCCTGACAGGGGTCGCCGCCACAGGCGCAGTAGGTACGGTGGTTCAGTCTGCTGCTGTGCCTCTTGTGGGTGTTATGGCGCAGGCAGAGGTGTCGCAAGTAATTGTTCCTCTTAGCCCGTTGACGGCTACAGGTTCGGTTGGTTCGGTTACTCAAGGACTCTCTATTGCGCTGTCTGGAGTGTCTACGGCAGGTGCGGTTGGTTCGGTTGGTTTAGGGCCAAGAAGTTTTGCGCTGACAGGTAACTATGCCAAGGGTGATGTAGGTGTAGTTATCGCGGTTTACTGGAAATTGATAGATGACATGCAGGTAGCTGATTGGCAGAATATAGGTAATAATCAGACACCGGGGTGGTCAGGAATTACGAACGACGAAACACCCAACTGGGTGCTTATCCCAACTGAGTAGGAGTTATAAATGACGGTCAATTACACAACCAATCTAGCCCTCGGACAGCCGGTAACCGGCACAGAATCCGGTACATGGGGCGATGACGTAAACAACAGCGTTACGTCTTACTTGGACATTGCCATTGCTGGCGGCTTGTCGGTCTCTATCACCACGACAGACGTTACGCTCACGCTCACACAGGGTACAAGCTCGGCAACTAACATCGGCTCGACCACGGCGCAGTACGCCATCCTGAACGTAAGCGGGGCAATGACCGCAGCGCGTAACTTGATCCTGCCTAGCAGCAGCCGTCAGTACGTCATCAACAACAATACCACTGGTGGGTTTGCCCTGACGGTTAAAGGCTCTGCTACCAGCGGCGTAACGATGGTCAACGGCGAGAAGGCCCAAATATTTTGGAACGGCTCTGACTATGCCAAGCTATCCAACACACCGGGCGGCGCAGGAACATTTAGCTCCATCACCAACACCGGCCTGACATCGGGCCGTGTGGTGTACTCCACCACTGGTGGCCTTGAGACTGACTCTGCCAACCTTTTGTACAGCGGTACTGACCTGACTGTGTATGGCCTCACCGTGGGCCGTGGTGCTGGTGCTGTGTCCACCAATACTGCGGTGGGGACTAGTGCTTTAAGTGCTAACACTACAGGTGCAAACAACACTGCTATAGGCTATCAGTCTTTATTAAACAATACAGCCAACAACAATGCGGCTTATGGTTTTTCTTCATTAAAAGCCAACACATCTGGAACTCAAAATACAGGTATTGGACAGTCGGCTGGTTTTGGTACAACCACTGGAACAGATAATACCTTCCTTGGATTTACCACTGGTTATGCCAATACCACTGGCGCTCAAAATACTGCGCTTGGCTCCCAAGCCCTTGCGGCAAACACCACAGCCGCTAACAACACTGCTGTAGGTTATCAGGCTAGTTACAGTAATACAACGGGTACAGCAATAACTGCTGTAGGTCAAAGTGCGTTGTATTCAAATACTACAGCAGCATATAACACTGCTGTTGGTATGCGGGCTGCTTATACCAATACTATAGGTGCCGGTTTAGTTGCTATTGGGTATGGCGCTTTACAAAATAATACTACTGGATCTAATAACGTAGCAGTAGGTGGATATGATGGTAGCGCAGCACTTCCCCCGTTAAATTCCAATACTACAGGTTCTTCTAATACTTCTGTAGGTAACGGTGCATTAACCTCCAACACCACAGCATCAGAAAACACTGCTGTAGGCTATACCGCTGGTTACGCCAACACAACTGGCGTTCAGATTACCGCAGTTGGTTCTTATGCTTTAAGGTTAAACACAACTGGTAATTACAACTCGGCACTTGGTTCTGTTGCTTTGTACTCAAATACAACTGGCGGAAACAATACAGCAATGGGTTACTACGCCCTTTACTTAAACACCACAGCATCTCAAAACACCGCCGTAGGTTATCAAGCTGCGTATAGTAATACAACAGCAAATGGTATTGTAGCAATTGGTTCACTGGCTTTATACAGCAATACTACTGGTGCGGCTAACACTGCGGTGGGATCGTATTGGGGCGGAAATATTGAATCCCCTTTATACAGTAACACTACAGGTTCAGGTAATTCAGCTTTTGGGCCGGGAGCTTTAAAGTCCAACACTACTGGGTCTTCTAATGTTGGTATTGGTGTTTATGCACTTGTCTCCAACACCACAGCATCAGGCAACGTTGCTATAGGTTATCAGGCGGGATACACAAATACCACTGGCAATCTTGTAGCCGTTGGTTATCAAGCTGGTTATGGAAACACCACCGGATACTCTAATAGTGCTTTTGGTGCTACAGCATTAAAAACAAATAGCACAGGTATAGCTAATACCGCAGTAGGTGAAGGTTCTTTATTTTCCAACACCACAGCAAACTACAACACTGCTGTAGGGTATCAAGCCGCTTACGCAAATACCACAGGAGATGGTAATGTTGCTCTTGGTTATGCGGCTCTTAAAGCAAATACCACGGGATTACAAAACACCGCGCTTGGCTATTTGGCGATGTATAGCAACACTACTGCTACTCAAGGGTTGGGTGTTGGCTCTCAGGCTTTATACAGCAATACAACAGGCGCTAACAATACAGCCGTTGGAGCGGCTTACGCTCTTTACTACAACACCACAGGATCCAACAATACCGCAGTAGGTATGCAGGCTCTTGGAGCAAATACCACAGCCTCAAACAACACTGCTGTAGGTTATCAGGCGTTGTATTCCAACACCACCGGCGCTCAAAATACTGCTGTAGGATATCAGGCGGGGACTGCAAATACTACTGGTCAATACAATGTTCTGATTGGATATAGGGCTGGTGACGCTATTACTACAAACGGTGGGAATTGCATAGTAGGGCCGTTAGCGGGTATTGGTTCTACAGGGCAAGGCAATACATTTGTTGGAAATTTGGTTGTTGGTTCTACCAATGGTTGCGGAAGCTCAATGACCACAGGTTCCAAGAACACCATTATTGGTGGTTTCACCGGCAACCAAAGTAGCCTAGACATCCGCACAGCAAGCAACTACATCGTGCTGTCTGATGGGGATGGGAATCCACGGGCTTTTATAAATAACTCGGCCCAAGTTTTCTTTGACACGGTAACGGCTACAGCAACTGCTGGAGGAACATGCATCCTAGGCCCAACTTCAACAGGAAGTCCAAGAATTGCAACGGGCCATGCAACTGGGACTGCTGGAGGTAATGCGTATGCTCAATATATGCTTGCTGGAACAGAAATTGGCTCTATTACTCAAAACGGGACAACAGGCGTTTTATATAACCTAACCTCTGACTATCGCCTGAAGAACAACCAACAACCTCTGACAGGCGCTAAAGAGTTTGTCATGGCCTTGCAGCCTAAAAAATGGCAATGGTGGGACGGCTCTGGTGAGGGCGTAGGCTTTGTTGCCCACGAGTTTATGGAGGTCGCCAAACATTCAGGTCAAGGCAAAAAAGACGCTGTGGATGCCGACGGCAAGCCCGTTTACCAATCCATCCAGCCATCTTCATCTGAAGTAATGGCAAATCTTGTTTCTTTAATCCAAGAACAACAAGCCCTCATCACATCCCTGACCGCCCGTATCACGGCACTTGAATCAACCTAAAGGAGCTTAAAAATGGAAATCGAAATCACAGCAGAACAAATTGCCAAGCACTACAGTGCAGCAATGGACAGCGTAGCCCTCATCAACGGCGGCAAGCCTGAGATGATGTCCGACGAGGACTGGGCCGATTGCCTGTCCCGCAACAAAGATCACTTGAAAATAATGCTTGAAAAACCGTACTGGACTACAGAAGACCTGTCGCCTTTGCAAGCAGCATCAGCATAACGGGAAGCCGCCACCCGACCTTGGCGGCGCATTAAGAGGAAAAACGAAATGGAAAACAAAAAGCCCCAGATCGTAACGATAGACGGCACGGAATACGATGCTAACGACTTTAACGAGCAGGAAGTTATGTACCTGAACCACCTAATGGATTTAGATCGCAAGATCGGCTCCACGCAGTTTCAGCTACAGCAACTCATGGTAGGCAAAGACGCATTCCTGACAATGCTAAAAGCTGAGCTTGCCAAGCCCAAAGAAGTTGAAGTATTGAACTAAATCATGATTGACCCGATAACCGCTTTCGCTACGGCCCAAGCGGCTATCAAGGGGGTGCAAGCCGCAATCAAGATGGGTAAGGACATCCACGCCATTGGCGGGGAGATGATGAAGTTCTTTGAGGCCAAGGATGTCGTCCAAAAGGCGGCATCCCAACCTAAGTCTAGTTTTGCTAAGTCTGATACAGCGGCTGCGTTTGAGATAGTGATGCAGGCAAAGCAATTAGCTGATGCCGAGCGGGAATTGAATAACTGGATGGTGATGTCTGGACATGCTGACCTCTGGCAGCAGCTACTGGTGGAGCGCAACAACCTAATCCAGAAACGCAAGACGGAAGAGATACTGGCAGAGAAGCACGCCAAGAAGCGCAAGGAAGATATCGAGGACTTGTTGACTTGGTTGATAGCAGGGGCATTGGTTATCCTGCTGTTGGGTTTATGTTTTTGGTGGACAACTTTACTTCTGGGGAAATAAATGCTGACGATTCTGAGTACCTTGATCTCCTTCCTGATGGGCGGCTTGCCTAAGCTGCTGGACTTTTTCCAAGACCGGCAGGACAAGAAGCATGAACTGGCTCTAGCCCAGATGCAGATTGAGCGCGAACTTGAGCTACGCAAGGCTGGATTTGAAGCGCAGGAACGGGTGGAGCAGATACACAGCGCCCAGCTAGAGATGGAGACTACCGCCAAGGCCAATGAGAATCTGGTCAATGCCCAAGTCGCCGAGATGAATGCCATCTACCAGCACGACGAATCCCTTAATGAAGGCACTAGCCAGTGGATGAAGAACTTGCGTGCTGGCGTGCGTAGCTTTATTACCCTTGGATTCTTTTTCTTGCTGTGCTTTGTAGACATCGGTATGTTCGTGTACGGCTGGAACAACGGCGTGGCCTTCCCTGCCCTTGCAGAGCGCCTGTGGGACTCCAACACCCAAGCGCTGTTTGCTTCGATAATCGCGTTCCATTTCGGGGGCAGAGCCTTTGGCAAATGATCTGGACTCTTGTGCTGGTAACAGGTATTAACATGAATAGTATCCTAGTTGTTGGTTA